CGGCATCTTTGGTAAGAGCCCCCCAGGGATGAATCCCTGAACCCCCTCAGAATAGCGAGGGGAGCCAACGGCGTGATAATGCAACTGCGCCGTACAGTGCAGATCGCTCTAAATGAAGAGCATCACTGAGAACAAGCTGATCTTTTTCGGATTCAGCCATTCCAAGGAAGCTTTTCATCAAGGCACCATAACCCTCCAATTCGTCAGTGCGACGAATAGGTTTAGGAGCCCAACACCTAACTTCAAGGCGCTGGAGTCTAGAGTTCCACCTTTCGGCGGTTCTATAGCCTAAGTAGGAATTACGGCCAAGACCAGAACACTTTTCTGAAACGTAAGGCAAAGGCCCTACGATTCGCTCTATGATGTAATACATAAAGCTGGCAGTCTGCCAATATCCCTTTTTGTAAAAGGAGTTAGCAGTAGCTGACCATGAAAGTAGTTGACTGGCTTGCTGCCTGTTTTCAGGACGCAAACGACGGACATATGTAGGTGTTACCTCATATCCCGCGTATGCATCAACCCCACATGACTCTCTAAATTTTCCAATATAGAAAGTCTTATTGAGGTTCAGCTTGCAATTGTACTTTAGCAGCTGATCGAAAACAGCTCTCGCGTGCGTTTTAGGGACTATTATATCATCCCCATAAACGTAAACACCTCTCGAAACAACAAAAACGTTCCGGGGTGTTACAGGAAGTTGCATCTTCTCGAGCAGGGCCATTACACATATAGTGTAAAAGTACATGGCCTCGACGGGAAAACACAAAGCACTACCCATGGACGCAAATTTCCTCAAGGGAGAGATTACTTCCCCGGAAGGCATCTGAGCCCGAGTCGATCGACATGCGTCGATAGCGTCCCTTAGATCAGGGTTGCATCGAAACATCTGGATAGCCAGTGCGTGCGGAACACGATCACTGGCATCTGAAAGATCAATCGTTGCAGACTGACCGTCGATGGACCCCCTCATCGCAAAGCGTTGATTCACAGACTGGTCACGGAAATTAACATGACCACCTGAGTATCGTCCGAATTCGACCGCTTTATATAAAGCGTCTCGAACCCCTTGTTGTGTATATTGCATACACACAGGCTCTATTGCGATGATTCTGGGACCTTTGAGTGTTTTAGGAACAGCAATGACCCTTACGGGCCGTTCCTGATCCTTGGCGAGCATCGTTACTGATTTGAGCACCTCAGCATCCTCGGGCGTTCCAAGGGGATACGCCGTGTGGATCAGAGGGAAGTAAGGCTCAAGACGATCGTGCCAAAACTGCCAATTGTACTTCTGATTTCCAGAAATACCTTCAGCAGTTGCTCCAGGCCCATGCTTCGGTCTACACTCAAACGGATTAATATCCATAAGAGCGTCAGACCAAAGTATGTCAGAAATCTCCAAGAATATGGAGAAATTCTCTGGCAGCGTAAACATATCAAAGGATCGCTCAATTTCGGTGAACGAGTTGAATGCGGCTGCAATCTTTTTAGGACTGCAGTCGACCTCCAATTTCTTGAACGTAAGACAAAGTTGTCTAACACTCTCGACAATTGTGGGGGTATCTTCTTGTACATCGTAAATTACTCCTGTGTCTCTATCAAAAATTTGACTGAGCATACCTTGCAAAAAGGCAGGGATTGCTCCAATCTTCCTAAATCCCTGAAAAGATCCAGGGAAGGTTGATGAGTCAACGAATCCAATCTCGAGACTTCGTTCGAAGTCTCGAGCAAAATTCGGAAGGGTTATCGTCAAAAAGGATAAACCTTCATTTTTGACTCGTGATTCGATAGTTTCCAAATCACGATAATCATAGACATCAGCGATGCATTTGTTGCATGCGTCATTATAGACGTATTGCAACAACTCTAGCGGATCACTTGCTTTGCTTTTCATATCTCCTCCAATAATTAGGATGGTAGATATCAAGCTAGGCACGTTTCCCTTTGGACGTTGTCTACAGGAATCGAACCTGCTTCATTTCCGGTTATTTAATATCCGGTTAAGATCCAACCTTTTCCAGACAACGAGCATCTGACATCACGAGTGATGTCAGGAATCTGACACCACTACAGCATAACCGCCTAAACTAATGGACAGCGAGAACTAAGTCTCACCTCCAAAGAGTTTCGTGACGGCTGTAGTATCTAGCCAGGCTTTAATGCCTGCCCAGTTGTAGTCGCATTGTTGTGCGGTAAACCCGAAAGCGGGTCTATCCATCACAATTTGCCAGGATTCGACGTCATAATCGTTGGTTGAATCCAACGGATTAGTAACGACGGCCTTTTGCTGGAATTTAACGAGCGTGCGAACACGCCCATCGGCATTCCTTTGTTGGGATATAGTCAAACTATAGAGCCCATCAGCCGAAAGATAGTCAGTGGTGGTTTTATTACCAACACTAGCCGTGTTAACACGCGGCATCGACTTAGCGACTGCATTAACGGTGACAGATTGTGGATCGGCAAACATGTCTAGCGGACCTCCTAAAGTTAGTGAGAGTTTGACTAGTCTTGTGTCCTATCCTTTCTCAAGGGATAAAACGGTCGTATTTGACTAGTGGATATCCTGTTCAGTGCTTGGAAATTCCAAGCGCCGCAAGGATAGCTAAACGCATTGGGGATAAAGTTTCCCAAGGCGAGTCGAATCCATACGGACTATCTGCCTGTTTTCTTTGCTTGAGGTCGATTCTTCGACGCCAAGTTAAGACTATGTCGCCACTCCCAGTCGAAAGGTATTGTTTACATACCAAATCGCTGACCGTGTGGTGCATCAGGTAAAGATAGTCGGCCACAACACCATCGTACAAAGCTCCTGTCACAGCGTCGAGATTTCGACCTATGTTCAGTTGCCAGTCGATGAGCCATGTCCAAGGTGTAGCCCTCCAGATGACAGATGGGGAAGCCCTGAGCCCATGCATGCGTAACCACGCAGACAAAAGGCCCATACTCGGATATTTATCTTCCGGGTACTTCTCCGTATCTAGTGTAGGAATGTAGAACTTGAAGCGTCCCGAGGTAGTAACGAGAGTATATTTTTCCTCCCATACTTCCCAACGAGCCGTTCCAGGTTCACAAATCACGTTTTCCATGACATAGCCATTCGGTTCACACCGCATGCCCGTGCCGCTGGCAACGAGAGTCTGCACTAAATCATCTTTTAGGGTCCGCCGATAGTGTTTCCATTGATTATTGGATTTTCTCCAATGATCAACCATCTGAAAGAATCGCGCATTATTTTCCGCGAATTTTGACAGATCGGAAATAAACGGCACCCAACCAAATACATGGTTGAGAAAATGGTCGGAGATCTCTTGAGGGGCCTGACGGCCCAATCTCTTGAGATTACCTCTCCGAAGCTGACGACGGAATTCGCGAGTGGTAATACCACTACTGCCGCCCATGACCTTCCATATATCATTGAAGGCACGAGCGGAAGTGTGTAGCATAGGACTTATGTCCGATGCTTCACCAAGCGCGACTCCCATCTGGCCTAATTCCATTTTCGGCGCGGTCCTAGCCCACGCTTCTGGACCCCAGCCGGCCAACGAGGGAAGCAAGGAAGATTTCAACGAGAGACTTTTTCCTAAATCGGTATATGCCGATGTAAGAATTGGGTCTCCAGGAAAACTTGGATTTACAAATCCGCCGACGTATTTGAGTCTGACATTACCGAGCCCACTTACAAAGTAGGTCCGATTGCCAGATTCGTATGCGCCGACTCCTTGGATCTCGGGTGCGGCTCTCAAGATCTTTATAGAAGTGAACGGTCCCCCAGTAGTCCATTGGCCCTTGATTCTGTCATGTTTTTCGTCAATGACAGACTCAGCGGAGCTATATGAACCAGTGGGCCAGGTAGTAAGGTGATCCGCGGTTGGGTAACCGAGGTTCCACTTACCATTATAAAATTGGTACCATGTACCAATTTTCCTAGTAATCCCAGGTTTATAGGGATTAGGAACTAAACGTTCACGATATCTTGAGATCCGTGGTCCGGGCATGAGTAACCTCCGTGTGGATAGTGTGTTAGGTTTAATAGCCTTGCACTGCAACACGACTATTGTTTCGATAGAGATCATCGCTGAT